TTTAATATTACCGTTAAATTGTTGTTTTAATTCATTTATTCTATTAGTTTTATAAATTTTTAATTCTATATCCATTTCTATTATATAAAAGTATTTTAAATTTATCAAAATAAAAAATTATGTTGTCCAAATGGACGATATAATTTTTTTTGATTTTAGGATTTATTTTTGTATCTAATTTAAGCGGTAACCTCCTTGGAAGCCTTAGCAAAATGAGGAGACATATATCTTTGGAGATTGAAATAAGTTAGCTCGTCATTCTTCTTAAGCTTCAAAAGAGCAGAGAGCTTAGTATCGGGATTAATCTTACGACCATTATCCTTATCTTGAAGATTATGAGTTCTAATGTACTTGTTAATATCACGAGTTACTTCAGTACGAGCCATCTCAGTTCCCTTCTCCTTACCTAGAAACGAAGCGAGTTCATCAGAAATCTTAGTGGGCTTAACAAATCCAGAAGGAGCACGGTTACCAGCCTTTCTCTTTCTCTTAGAAGAAACCTTTTGAGCAGTCTTGACTTCACGCATCCACTTCTTCTCAAGGGCACGATATTCAGTTTTCAAAGTAGAAATCATAGCACTCAATTGTCCGAGCTTAGCAAAGAATTCGAGGGATTGTTCAACAAGAGGGGCTTCAACATCACCAGATGGAGTATCAGCAAGAACAGGGGCAGAAACAACAGGATCAGCAGAAGGAGCTACAGAACTAACAACTGGAGCAACAACAGGAGCAGAATCGCTCTTAGGAGCCTTAGCAGCCTTAGGAGCCTTGGCCTTCTTATCTGCTACAGGAGCGGCAGATTCAACAACAGGAGTAGTAGCAGGAGTAGCGACAGGTTCAGTCTCAGTCTTATTAGATGATTTCTTAGGCATCTTATTATACTATACTCTATCAAGTAGTTTTTAAGTAGTTTTAAGCGAATAATATATATTATTACGATAATATGGTTTTATTAATTTAATTAATTTAATTATTCAATTAATCAGTCTCTCTACAATAAATTTAAAAATAACTAAAAGATTGAAATAACCAAGGGAGTGATGAAGCGGCATTCTCATTAACTAATGTTAATGATCCTAGTACATAATAAGCGCCTAAAGATTTACTATCTCTATCTATACCGCTATTAACTAATTTTTCGATCACTTCTAATACAGTTTTTTTTATATTCCATAAGTTCATTTCAGTGTGTATATAATTAAAATTAAAATTTCTAAAAGGGTCACCAATAGGAGGACAAATATTTCTTTTAATTTGAAATTCTAATTGTGCTCTATAATTCCAAATATCCATGAGATCCCTCATAAACTTTATAGTTTGAAGTCTGTTTAAAGAGAGAAACCAATCAGCATTCGAATAATTACCTAATGAGTCTATATTTTGAAATACAGTTAACGCACGTAATTCAATAGTTTTTTCATTTGATAAATTTTTTGTGTCATCTTCAAAAATTAGATTAACATTAATTTTTAATAATTTGCTGATTCGAATTAAATTTTTTATATTTTTCAATACTTCATGAGAAATTAGATTTCGATTATAAGGGTTCTTTGGTTCTGATTTTAAAAATGAATTATGGAGTGAATTAATATCAAAGCCATAAATAAAATTGTCGTTATCTTTATAGCTAAAAAATTGATGAAAATTTATTTCTTCTATGGGTTCTAATGTAATAAAATCATTCGCATTTGTACATAATTTACGATTTAACGCAGCAGGTCCATGTAATTTTTTATATTTATTAACCAAAAACATTCTGAAGACTTTTTGAATTTTGATGATGTGTGAAGAAAGATATAAATAAGTATAAATGCGTGTTAGTAATTCTTTTTTATTTCCACTGATTTTTAATTTATAATATTTTGCAAATGTTTTCAATTGTGTAACGTTATAATTATTTAAATATAATTCATTATACGATAATATCGTTGGAATAGTTATTGTTTCATCATCTATTTTTGTTTTTTTTCTTTTACAAATAGGAATTTGTGATTCGCATTTGTTTGTAATAATAAATAAATATTTTTCAATTAAATTTTCATTGCTGTTATGTTTCTTTAAATTATCTGTCATATTATATTATAATATATATATTTATAAAATCTTTTTGAATAGTTTTTTTAAATATATTTTAATTAAAATGATTAGCATGTATCGTAAGAGAAATACTTATGACCGGATTTAATTTCAATTTATATTTAAAAAAAAAATTGATTTAAAGATAATCCATGTATATAAATCATACTAACAAAATGGCAAGCGTAATCGTTGACGGAACTAATATTGATTTATCTGTATTCTCTTACAGTGCTCCTAAGCCTAATCCTACCGGTGGAAAGGTTGTTAATTTATATAATAAGCATGCTAAGGAATCACTTACTATTTCGGTACCATTAATGGGTTCATGGGGAGCTCAAGAGGTTAAGACTCTAGATGGCGCTGGAACAGGAAAATATACTATGACTCTTCAATTCTCTAAAGGACAATATACTACTCCTGAAGCTGATAAATTTCTTGAACAAATTAAATGTGTTGAAAATAAAATTAAACAAGATGCTATGGTATATTCTAAGGATTGGTTCGGTAAAGAAATTAAGAGTATGGATGTTATGGATGAAAAATTTACACCAATGTTAAAGTATCCTAAGAAAAGTAAGACGTCAGAAGAGAGAAATTATGATGAGCCGCCTCAATTGAATTTGAAGTTACCTTGTTGGAAGGGTGTATGGCAAACTTCTGTTTTCGATGAAGATTATAATCCTCTATATGTTAAGGGTAAGACTGAAGGTGAATTGACGCCACTAGATTTCTTGAGATGTCCAAGTAAGGCACCAATTCAAGTAATTTGTCTTATTCAATGCGCTGGATTATGGTTTGTAGGTAGTCCAGCTAAAGTATCTATTACTTGGAACTTGAAGCAGGTTATCGTAAGAAAACCTAAGACTTCTGCCATTTCAGATGATACTTGTTTCTTGACTGTTAGACCTGCTGATAGAGAAGTATTGAAGGCTCAACCTGAAACTGAAGTACAGGTAGTTGACACATCTTCCGTTTCAGCACACGTAGAAGATTCTGATGATGAAAACGAATATATATTACCTCCACCAGCACCAGCGGTAACACCAGTGGTAGAACAAGTAGTAGCACCAGCGGTAACACCAGTGGTAGAACAAGTAGTAGCACCAGCAGTAGCTCCAACTGAAGAAAAACCTAAGAAGAAAATCATATCTAAAAAGAAGAGTGATCCTTAAAATTACAAATTAAAAAATTAATAATATTATTAAAAATTTATAAATTTTATTTTTTCATATTATATTTACAAATTTAATATGAAATACTTATTTATATAATTATATGATAGTAATTTTTACTACGATGTCAGTTTTATCGTTTACATCATATAAATTATTTTTAATTTTTGAAATCCCTTCGTTTTTAAATGTATAATATTGTTCTTTCTTTATGTATAAATTAGAGAGAGGAATAAATAAAACTTTATTACCAATTTCAACTTCTATCTCATCTTTTTTAGAATTTAATATCATATTAGGTAACTCATTATGAGCATCAATTAGTTTTTCAATATATAAATTATTATCATCATCTAATTGTATTTCTTTAGGTAATTGAGGTTCACATATTACAATTATTTCACAACCAGAACCGTCATAATAAGATTCATTATGCCATAATGGAACTAAATATAATTCATTAGAAACATATAGTTTATAAAAATTATTCTGTAACAAATCATTTATACTTGGGTTTAATATATATAATTCAACATTTTCATACTTATTAACAACAATTTGTCTTACATTATCTAATAGTTCATCATTTAGATTGAGTATTGATTTATATTTAGAGAGAAAACTAAAAATATTTAATGCGGTGTCTTTATCTAAATCTTCAAATAATTTAAGTGATATTTTTTTTCCAGCAATTAAAATATCATTAACAATTTTAGTAATAATATCAATATATTTACCTTCTATTACAGAAGTAACGAAATTTTTTAAAACATTTAAATAAATATTATTATCAAAATCATCATTATCTTCATCATTATCTTCATGATAATAAATCTCTTTAGTTTTCAAATTTTTAATTTCTTTTTTTAAATAATTATAAGCTTCGTTTATTAATTTAAAATTTTCGTTTGATTCTTTAGTATTTCCATTTTTATCTGGATGATATTTTAAAGCCATTTTTCTATATTGTTTCTTAAGATGATCCAACGTTAAATCTTGATATTTAATTTTGATTAAATCAATTTGTAATATTTTAAATGCTATTTCATGATCCATTTTCACTTTGTGTATTACTTTAATATAACCTTTAAATATTAAAACTTACATTTAATTTTATATAATTAATATATATAATGGCAATTCATACAAGTGCTATTACATACAGAAGAGGGATACCAAACAATTATCATAATTTCTTTTTTATATCACAAGCTAACAATACAATCCCAATACCAACAAGCAAATATTTAAATAATTATAATTTTTATAATAGGAATATAATAAATCCTAGTTTGAATCGTTGGCCTTGGCGACCTTAAAACTGTTTATAAAAACTCTTTAAGTTATTTATTTATATGTTTTACAAACTAACTTAAAGACCATGTATTAATTTTGCCAAATATAAAAAATAATTTTCAACATGATATATCGGTCTATAGTTATTATTATAATATTGGAAGAAACCATAGGTTTTTATAAGTATATTTGATAAATGTTCTTTTTTTATCTTATTTTCATTAACTAAACTAGAGAGAATATACCAAATACAATCTGTTATATCTAAATTATATATAAATATATCATATAATATATCTCTGAATTTTAGATAATTCATATCATCTATATTTAAAATATTATTTATTATTTTATTACAAATTATCTTGTATTGTAACATTAAGTCCTCATCATTAAATTGAAGTATTTTTATGTTTGTGATATTTTCTAATTTTAATTTATTTAATAACTTACTTTTACTTTTAAACAATTTTATGTATGATGATTTTGTTGGTCTACATATATTTATAGTTTCACAACAATTTATTATATTATCTGGTATAAAACTTATTTCTTCCGTTATTATTATAAATACTATATGTACTCCTAATGAATTATTTTGCTGCATATAACTATAAAAATTTTCTAACAATTCACTATGTATATCATGAAAATACTTACATATTATTATTCCTGATTTATCTGTTTTTGTAGATATAATATCTACTATTTGTTGATATATTTCATGCCATAACAATTTTGAATTACAACCTAGCAACGACATATCTATTTCATAATGTATATCGCTCACTTTAAAAAAATATTGTTGTTTATTAAAAGTAACACTAATTTTTCTCTCGTATTTTAATTCTGATGGACTATATCTTTTTATTAATTTTAACATTTGAGTATATTTTCCTGTCCCACTTGGTCCATAAAATATTAAGTTTTTTAATTCATTCAAAGTTTTTGGCATTTTATTATATATTTTTTCTAATTTTTGATGTAAATTTATTCTATTGTTTTCTGTTACGTATTCTTCGAAATGTGTTTCACTCAACTTCATCATTTATATATTATTTATAAATATTCTTTTATTATTATATTTTACTAATTTAAATATAATAACATATTAATCATAGTATATTATGAATTTAGTTAAATGTATTGAACAATATAATGATAATAATATTTTTTTCTGTGATCCAATTAAAAATAATATTATGAATGAAGGTAGTTTTACTAGAATATTGTATTCTAATGATATCATTTCATTTAACGGTGTATATCTATTAATCAAATTAATTGATATTTCTTGTGAAAAATATTATAATAAATATAAATGTAATTTTAACGTTAATCTTCATAAAGATTTAATTGATAATTTAAAGATCATCGAAGATAATATACTTAAAAAATATAAAACCAATAAAATACCATCTTTTAAAATTTATGAACAATTGAAATCTGGACATATTAAAATTTTTAATAATATTGAAAACAAAGTTAATTGTTCATTTATACTTAAAATATCTGGAATTTGGGAAACACAAAGTGAATTCGGATTAACGTATAAGTTTTTGAAAACTACTTGATTAATTTATTGTCAACATTGTTGAAAATCCATCTGTAGAATAATATTTTAAAATTGTATATAATATTATTGAACATATGGCAGTAATTACTCCAATCAAATATATAATACTTGACATCACTTTTGATATTCTACCTGTTGCTTCAAATTTTTCTGTATTTATATTTGTATATACTAAATAAAACTGGAGAAATAATAATATAACTATTATATTACTGAATGAAGAATAACCTGGTGCTACTTTTCCATCTGTAATATTATCTTTATATTTTATCAATAAATACAATACAAAAGTTATTATACCAAGTATCAATAAAAATGGTCCAGAAGTCATCAAAATCGAAGATATCACCGAATAACTCAATGCGTTTGTATCTGTTTTTAAAATGTTTGAAAATAAAATTATCAAAATCATCATTATAGCTAAAATAAAAACAGAATATCCAGCTATATAGGCACCTAAAGATGTCTTGTTATCTGTAAAAAATCCTATAATAAAAGCGATCATTCCAGCATATATAAACGCTTTGTATATTGACGAATAAAAATTATTCATTTATATAGTTTAGTGATAATAAAAATTTGTTTACATTTTACTCCTTTCATTTGTGTTTAATTGTATTTTCAATTCATTTATTTCTTCTTCCATCGTTTTCATTTTAGCTAACATTAGAGGAAGGATTTCTTGATAATTTATCGTTTTATATCCAATATCATTTGTTCCAATCAATTCAGGATATATTTTCTCTACTTCTTGTGCTATAAAACCATAATGTATTTTATTTTTTGTATCACTCAAATATTCAAATTTCATTGGCTTTAAACTTAACAAATTATCTACTTTATCAATATCAATTTCATTGATATTTTTCTTTAGCTTTATGTCTGATGTATTATAGATTGAACCTGTAACAATTAAATCATTATTTATCAATACTGGTTTATTTTTATCTGCTGGTGTTTGGACAGTTAATCCGTTTAATAATTTTTTGTATATCCATGATACTGTTGAACCAGTACCTACATAAAATTGTTTTACACCTTGTTGATTATCTACAATTCTTCCACCATAATTAGCTGCCGTGCTTAGTACAGACATTATTATATATTAATAATATAGTTTTATTTTATTAATATATTAATATATAAAAAAATAATTACTTATATTATATGGCAACATTCGGTAGTAGTCCGGAAGGTTCTAGAGTAGAAGATATCTTTACGTCACAAGTTTATAATGTCAATACAAGTCATCCTTTAATTCCCAATTCACAAGAATATATTTATTACAAAAAATATGTATCAATACATTCAGAAGACAGAGATCTCAATAAATATCCTAATTCAAGTGAATTCGAAATTGAATTACCTGAAGATTATCTTAATATCGCTTCTGTTAGATTAGTCCAATGGACTTTTCCTGCTAACTATAATGTTTTCTCAGCTGTTAATCAAAATATCACTATGACTTTTATGATTAAAAATCCATATAATCCTGGCGAAAATAGTGTTTCTAATACTTACTATGAAAGAATTTTTGAAGCTTTATGGATCAATCAAACATTTAATTATAATATTATAATTGAAGATGGATTTTATAATCCAATACAAATGGCTACTGAATTAACTAATAAATTTAATCATGCTGTTACGATTAAAATTAGAGAATATTTCGTCTCAAAAGGATGGACTGACACTTTAAATGAATTTAACCTTAATGGAGGATATAATAGGTTTGTTATCGTATATAATAATGTTGGATTAAAAATATGGTTTGGGAATACTGCAGATGGATTTATTTTAACTAATGAAACTTCATTACTGGAAAACGCTTTAACAAATAATCTTTGTTTTATTGGTAGAAGACAAGTACCTGATTCAAGTCAATGGGGACTTCCAAGTAATCTCGGTCTTCCAAGATGTAATATAGAATCTATTAGTAGCACTAATTTTGAACATAATCCATCTTTTTCTGACTATAATGGTAATGCTGTTCCAAGATTTTATTATGGGGATGTATTTCCTGGCGACGGTGGTTATTGGTTATTACCATTAGATATTTCTGGTTGTAAAGTCCATTGGGTTGAATCGGTATATAAACTTAATTTAATGGGTACGGCATATTTATATATGGAAGTAGCTGGACTTAATTGTATCGACGAAACACAACCATATAACGTTAGTAATTTTACCCTAACAACTAATAAAACGAATGGAATTGTTAATTCTGCTTTTGCTAAAATGGCTATTCCTTCTACACCTCTTTCACAATGGTTTGATAGAGATTCTGTACCGTATAAATTATTTCTTCCTCCAGCAGAGAGAATGAGAAAATTATCAATTAAAATAAGATATCATAACGGACAAATAGCTGAATTTGGTGTTTTTAACTTTTCATTTATGCTTGAATTTACTTTACTTGTTCCACAAATATTAAGACAAAGTAAATCGAGTGTTTATCCACCACCTACATCTCGTTAATTATAATTTATTTCGTTAAATATTTCGTTAAATATTATATTTATCTTTTATCCATGATTTTAAAATAACTATATCACATATTTTATAATCATCTTTCGTATCAGTCACAAAAGATTTTATGTCATAAAACGACGGTTTTTTCATTTTATTATTTTTATAAAATAAATAATCTCCTTTTGGACCTTTTCTTATAGATAAATATTGGGTTATCTCTCTAATTATGGGCGATCCTTCTTCTAATAAAGGCTTTACTTCATCAAAAGAAATATTTTCAATAGGACGATTACCAAATTCTTTTAGATTTTTAGAATTATTACCCCATTTAATATATAATCCAAATTTACCTTTAGAGAGAACTACATCAGTTCCTTCATATTGACCCAAGATATAATGAGTTTTTTGGGGTTTTTCAGTTTTAATTATATCATTTAATTCATATTCACCATTTTCTAATTTTTTTATATCTAAATCTTTGTTTATTGGTTTAAATGTTATTTCTTCTTTTCCATCTTTTTCTTCGACACATTTTATTACAGGTCCATATTTTCCGATCATATACGTATTATTATCGTCTATTTGTAATTCATATTTAGTTTCATTATTTACAGATTCAATCAAATTATCTACTTCATTATTACATGACGAACAAACGTTAAACCATAATTCTTCACCTTTGGCTATTTTATCTAACGATGTTTCCATTAAACTCGTATATTCATAGTTAAATAATGAATTAAAATGTTTATCTAAAAATTCCATAACAATTATACCTAATTGTTGAATTATTAATTTACCTTTTTCATTTCCAAACTCTCTTTTCGTTTCGATTTCACATATCTCTCCATCTTCCAATTCAAAATCTCTACAAATAATTTCTTTTCCTTTTACATCTTCTTTTTTTACGTAACCACGTTCTTGAATTTTATCTATAAGTGATGAAAATGTAGATGGTCTACCAATCCCTTTTTCTTCTAATAACTGAACTAATTTTGCTTCTGTATAATGCATTTTTGTTCCTTTAATAGTTACTTTTGAACATATCTTCTTATATTGTATTGGATAATCCTTTTTTATGGTCTGAAGATATAAATAATCACTATTTTCTCGAGAGAATTTATTTTCAACTATTTTCCAACCTGGAAATTCAACTAATTCCGTTGTATAAGAATATTTTGTATTTTTTGGTGCTGAAATATTTGCTGTTATCGAGTTAAATAAAGCAGGAGCCATACAACTTTCTAAAGTATTACTCCAAATGAGTTTATACATTCTTCTCTCTTTTGAACCGAAGGTAGCTTTGCTTGAACCGAAGGTAGCCTTGCTTGAACATAATTCTTCTGGTAGTTCTTGGAGAGAAATGTCTGTTGGTCTTATCGCTTCATGTGCTTCTTGACGAATACTATCTTTAACTTCTGTTTTGTTTTTTATATTTTTGTTGTTTATATGTTGGTTGTTTATATTTTTTAGTTCTGGATTTATATATTGAGCGTTATATGTTTTATTTATATATTCTCTTACAGAATGTTTGAATTCTTTACTATATGCTTTACTATCTGTTCTCATATATGTAATATATCCACCTTCATATAATAGCTGACAAATTCGCATTGTTTCTTTTGGTGAATAATGTAATTCGTTGCTTGCTACTTGTTGTAATCTACTTGTTGTAAAAGGTTCTGGAGGATTCTTAATTACTTTTGAAGGTTCTGAGCATGTATAAATATGTGAAAAATCAGCACTCTCATATAAAAAATCTATAATAGTGTCTTCATCTTCAAATTTTCCTTCAGGTTTTAAATCAAACGCTAAATTTGAATTTGTAAAATAACCTGTAGTATTATACACTTTTTTACCTATCGATTCATCAATCTCTTTTTGATTTTCATAAACTAATTTTAAAGCAGGTGTTTGACATCTTCCAGCACTTAAAGCATTATCTTTGCTTTTTTTTACTAATTTCCATAATATTGGAGAAATCTTAAACCCAACTAAAATGTCTAGTATTTGACGCGCTTGTTGTGCGTTTACGATATTCATATCTATTGTTCTTGGATTTTGAATTGCGTTTCGTAATGCTGATTCAGTAATTTCATTAAAAGTAATACGCTTTGTTTTATTTATATCTAATTTAAATAGTTCTGCTACAGTGTAACTAATTTTTTCACCTTCTAAATCCGCATCACTCGCTAATATAACTTCATCAGCAGTTTTGATTGCTTTTCTTAATACCTCTATTTGTTTTTTTTTCAAACTTTCATTTATAATTGAATACGTTGGTTTAAAATTATTATTAATATCTATGTCTTTAAGTGAAGAAATCGTCTGTAAATGACCATACGTAGCAATACATTTATAACCAGGTCCCAAATATTCTTCTATTTTCTTACATTTAGCAGGAGATTCTACAATAATAAGTGTTGTTGTAGTCTTTGAATATTTTTTTGACATTATATAATTATACTTAATCAAATATATTTATATAATTTTTTTATATATAAAGCTCTCGAATAACAGAGTATTATTGTAATAATCTCTTTAAGTTATTTTATAATATATTTATGTATATTCCAAATATTCATCCAAACTTAAATTAAATTGTTTAACAAAACGTAAAAGTCTTTTTGGATTAAATACATATTTACATAAATCTTCACAGAATATTTTATTATTTATTTTCATTTTATTATAATCTAACGATAATACTAGATATTTTAACAAGTCTTTATCGATATTTTTTATTATTTTTTCTGTAAAGTAAGAGTTATAAATAACAAACTTGTTTCGTAATATCTCTACTGAGTTTAGTTTTTCAGATAAATGTAACCAACTAAAATTTTCATTTTTAAACATTAATCTTTCTGAGTTATATATATTATCTTTTTCGCTTAATTCACACCATATAATTTCATTATAGTCTTTGTCATAAAATTTATTTATACAACACAAATTATCATCTATTTTTCTTGTAATATTAATTTTTATTTCTTTTGGAATTTCGTTATAAAATTCAGTGTTTTTTAAGCCATTAAATATTTTTTTTAAATTTTTATTTTTTAACAAATAATTAAAATTTATTAAATTTGGATTCTTTACTAAAATATTTAATGCGCCTGGATTTTGCGATAAATTTTTAGAATGTACCTTATCTAAATTATCTTCTAATATATCAATCGCAGATGGATTACCCGATATTATTTCCCAATCTACTTTGTCTAAATTTTCTCTTAACAATTCTATAGTAGAATTATCCGTATAACTTGACAACAATGACCATTTTTCCCATTCAGTTAATCTTTCTGTATTTGTCCATTTTCTATGTGATCTTGTTGAATCATTATAATTATCATCTGTATCATAATTTATTTTTTTAAGTATTTTATATGTTAATTTATAATTCATTAAATTATGATTTTCTATGTCTCCTCTCGTATAATATTCATAAAAAGACCCTTGACGTTTGTATATAGGTTGTTGAAAATTTAAAATAAATTCATTTCCAAATGCTTGATACTGATATGTTTCTTCCATATTATTACATATTAAAGAATCTTTAATATTTAATAATAGTAGTTTATTTATATCTGCTTTAAGTTGTTTTATAATATTAATTATTTATCTTTTTAAATTGCTTCCAAGATATATTATTTTCAGGACGTTTTGGCTGTTCTCTCGGTTCTTCATTTGCGTTTAATTTTTCTGCCTTTTTTAAAGCACTATCAACATATAATTCTTTCAAAAGAGTTCCAACCAAAAACGATCCTTCGTGTTGATCTAATTCACCATCTTCTATTCTCTTTAATACATCTAAAAACTTATTTAAAATTCCTATATCGATCTCATCTTTTCTCAATTTATTATAGATATCAGTGTAATAAGTAAATAAAAAATTACATTCATTTATACATTCTTCGTTTATTTTAGTATCGTCGCCTCTAAATTTAGCTTTTATCATTATCATATTATTAACTTCACTTCTGATTATTTGACTATGCTTCAAATTACGTATTAAACTTGTTTGATCTTCAACATTATTCGCCTTAATCATATTTTGTAATTGTAACCTTTGTTTATCGTCCATTTTAATTATAGATTATATATTAAGTATTTTATTTAAACTAATATAATATAAATTATATTTATATATAATATAATGTCTACACCAGCTGGTTTAATGTTACCTACAGCAAAATCTTATGCTCCTGGAGCAGGTAATCCGAGAGATTCAGCAATGATATCACAACAACAAATGAATGAATCGCAAAATAATTTAAATAAGTCTGTTGGAGGAAAAAGAAGAAAACATAAAACTAGAGGTTTATATGCTAAAGGAGGTGCTAATAGTGATGTTGTTGTTCCACAATTTCAAATGCAATATACACCTCAAGGAGGTCCTGGAACTAATCCTAACGATCAAATTAGTAATATTTCATCTACAAGTATGCAAACAACCGCTTGGAAAGCTAATGATAATTTAGCCACTAAAATGGGAGGAACTAAGAGAGTATCAAATAAGAAAAAAAAAGGTGGCAATCCTGATTGGTTATGGGGTTGTTATAGTGGTGGCAAAAAATCTAAACGACTTGTTAAACGACGAAAAAATAAAACCAAAAAAAG